AGTCCGGGATATTAAACTTATCCCTGATTCTCTTTTTGATTCTGGGTATGTCTTTGGGATCAAGATGCCTTGTTTCCCAATAAATGGTAACTCTCATCATTTAAAATGGATTATCGTCTTCCACATCAGCAACACTGCTTCCTGATAATGGAACGGAGTCAAGATTATAAAAGCAAGTCGTAGCGGCATTGAACCCACAGATGAACCGTAGCAATCCAATATTTCGACCTTTGGCAATATCAATCATTGCTGTTCCTTTCGTTTCCACATTTGAGAAATCGCTTGGATAAGATTTCTTAGTTACTTCGGGACGATAGATAAGAATGACTACATCGGCGGCTTCTGCTATTTGTCCACTGTCACGGAGTCGGGCCAATGTAGGAACCGGATTCATGGTGTCTCTATTCAATTGTGAAAGGGCTATAATCCAAATATCAAGTTCCTTGGCGAGGTTCTTCAACCGCCTTGCCACATCACCCATTTGCTGTTCCTTATTTGCTCCCTTCATATTCACATTGAGAATCTGCAAGTAGTCAACTATAGCACCATCAATGCCATATTTCAACTTCATATAGCGAATGGACGAAATGATAGTGTCAATATTGGAAGTACTTCGATCATCAAAGTAGATACCCTTACCTGACACCTTGCCAATACCTTTGTCAACCGCCTGTAGCTGCGAATCTGTCAAGCGTGAGTACATGATTTGATTAGCGGGCACTCCACTTTCCATAGAGAGAATACGAGCCGTTATTTGCTCTTTTTTCATCTCCATTGAATACATGGCAATCTTGGCACCAAAATCTGCTGCATTCCTCATGATAGAAACAGCTAATGATGTCTTGCCCTGCGAAGTCTCACCAGCAATGATTATCAAGTCCGACTTTTGTAATCCTCCTGATTTGGCATCTATTTTTTCAAAACCAGTTGGAGTACCAGTGATATCTTTAGCTCCTGAGAGATTCTCATTTATCATACTGTAAACATTCTCTAGCCCATCATTAATGGTAGTAACCGTTGTACTACTTGACTTGAAGAGAGACGCCAGCTCATCACTGACCGAATTAGTCACATCAAGAATATCTTCTGCTTCCGAGTAAGAGTTTGAGACTAGATATTGCCCTATTACATAGAACTTACGCCTGATGGCCAAGTCATGAAGTCTAGCTGCATACTGATACAAGTCAAAAGTACTGTTAGAAGCAATCTTCATATACTCCACCAGTTCAAACTTCACACCATTGGCAACAAGCTTTCCCTTGACCGTTATCATATCAGGCCTGTTTCCAGATGATACCACTTGAAGAATAGCCTTGTATATCTCCTGATGGAAAGGATTGTAGAAAGATTCTTCCGATAAGAATTCTCTCACTTCTTCAAACGCATTGCGTTGAAGAATAATAGTGCCTAGAACCATTTTCTCGGCATCTTCATCGCGCAATTGTACGTTAGTATCCATATTCTTTCTTTGCCCAGTTTAACACCGTCCGATAAAGGTTGGTGTATCGTTTGCGTAAATCTTTTCGGTTCTCTATCTGTTCGATGACATCAGCAATCTGTTTACCGGTATATTTCTCTTTGAGTTTTAGGAACTCAGCTTCCGTAATTTGAGAAGAGAAATTTTTAGGGTTACTACAGAAAGGGGCTTTCCGTTTCAACCAATCATTGAATTTTAGAAAATCAGGATTTGAAAAAGCGGGTGAAGAAGCCACAGCTTCTTTCTTATCTCCGTTAGGAGATTCTTTCTTGTCTTCCTTTTCCTCTTCCTTTTCCTCCGTAGAATGATTCTTGGAATGATTCTTGGAATTAACATCCGAATTATTATCGGAGTTATTTAAAGCACATGTATCATTCTCATTATCAATCTGTTCTTCTCCATATTTAGCAGATTTACATTGATTGCAATATAGATGAGAAGCTTGTAAGTTTGAAAAATAATCACTTCCACCTTTTGAGCGCGGCTTTATATGGTCGCAAGACATCATTCTTTTTCGGCTGCTCTCTTCTAAATATGGAGCATCTTTAGGAGGTTCCGATATTGGATTTCCACATAATTTGCAAATTCCTTTATCTCGCTTATAAATCATATCTTTAACCCTTGAATCTCTATAATTAGGAGGTGGGAATTTACCAGGTTGTGGTTTATCAATCCTCTGATGCTTATGAAAATTAATTATATAGCCGATTTGCTGTTTTACCTTACCAGCTTGATACACATAGATAAGTTCATTATCTACAAGTTCTCTCATCCACTTTTCTATCGTTTCTATTTTAATCTCATCGTATGTGAAGGCGTTGGATGCTAAATAAAACGCATTCCATCTTAAAAGACCTTCATCATCACTCAAGTTTAAACAACATAAAAACAATAAACGCGCACCATGTGATAAGGCACCAATCTTCTCATCTTCCCAAAATTCAGGCTTAATTGTTCTTATCCGTGCCATACAAAGATTTTATTAGGTAATACAGATTATATTCTCCACTTCTCTGACATTTCGGAATATGCTCAATGTCCTTAACTACTTCTTTTATACTTTTCATATTAGAATCTTACGTTAGTTAATTGTCTACCATTAGAATAAACTGCCCACTTACCGTTACCACTATCAAACAGCCGTAAGTCCGACACCTCCCCGAAACGCTTGATGTTACCGCAAAGGTCAACGATCCATCCTGCTTCCTTTGAAGGATGCGGACGGATAGCTCGACCGACTATCTGGTACCACATGGCGAGTGACATCGTAGGACGTGCCATAACTACCGTATCAAGTTCAGGATAATCAAATCCAGTAGTTAATACTCCGACATTGGCAACGACCGGAATTTCACCGGTTTTGAAATGTTGGAGAATTATTTCACGCGTGACTTTCGGAGTATCACCGGATACAATAGCACAACCAGGTATTGACATCGTTAATCGTTCAGCTTCCTTTAAGAACCGAGTAAAGACTAAAATACCTTTCCGTTTACCTCCAGCTTTGGGACTCATCAGTCTTTGGACGATGTGGACAAGGTAGCCGTAGAAGTCTATCCGCTCGTATTCCCGTTGTACGGATTTGTCGGTGTAGTCGGCACCGGTGGTGTTGACCTTCAGGTTGAGTTCGTTCCAGCCGGCTGGGTTCATGGGATAGTAGTTCAGCTTTGCCAGATAACCCATGTCAAGCAGTGTCGATACCTGAACATGGTAAATGACCTCTGAAAAAACATGCGGCTTTGTCCGGGTGATGAATTTCAGCATGGAGCCGAAATCACGGCTGGAGCTTAAACGGTATGGCGTTGCTGTTAATCCAAGAACCTTACACTTCACCGCATCAAAAAAATCTTTGTACATTCCCTCTTTGGGGTTTACAAGATGGCATTCATCAACAATGATGTTCTTGAAGTGGATGAACAGTTCGGGATGGCTCTTTACCGATCCGATTGTTGCGAATGTTATCCGGCTTATCTCCTTTGAGTTGAAAGAAGCCGAATAAATGCTACAGTCAAGTATTCCGTATGAACAGAGTTTCTTAAAGTTCTGTTCGAGTATTTCCTTACTCGGCTGAAACACCAAAGTGTGCCCCTCAAGCCTTGCGGCTATATCCGCTATGATAAGCGATTTGCCACTTCCCGTAGGCAAAACCATGATGGCATTTGTTTTCTTCGCTTTGTTGTTGAAGAAAGAAACGGCTGCATCAGAGGCTTTCTGTTGGTAATCTCGCAATACATAACTCATAAACCTTTCTCCTTTCGTAACTTCTTATTGAGTGCTTTGTAATACTTAATTAGTTGCTCGTACTCAAAATCTGACATCTTAGAAGTACCGGCAGCTTTCACTTTCAGCAAGTCAAATTTCTGTTGCCCGATTTTAGCTATCAGATTCATCCGATAGCCTTCCAAATGATCAGCTTTAAACCTGTTGCAGTGTCGGCATTCGGCATGACAATTATCTTCATCGAAACGTGTCGCCAGATGCGTGCGACTGAAATAGTGTCCGCAGTCGGCTTGCCCGAACGGTTTTATCTGCCTGCACGAGATACATCTAAAATATCCGTTCGGCATTGCATCACGAAGCCGGATAAAAAGGGAAAACTCTTTGTCGAGTTTAGCTTTTAAATCCGGCTTCTTTTTTACTGTTACTCTTT